AGGCAAAGATACCAAACAATACAATAGGCACTAGATACCCTAGCAATACCTTGATTGCATACCACCTTGCCTGATTTTCAATACTTTTATTCATGAGAAGTACACTCCAGTGGAATAATCAAACTCAGCATGGATGATTCGGTGTATACCATTGATCTTATTCTTTACAATATTCAGGTGTCTCTGTCCATCATCACCATCTGTAGAGTCCTGCAATGGAGGATTACGTGCAATTAAAATCATTAGGTCACTCTCTCCTGCAAGTCCTGTCTTACTACCTTCGATCATGGCTTGAGATAGAACGATCTTACCTTCAGCCTCAGCAGATAACTGTGTGCAATAAACTACAAGACAACCATACATCTTCCCAATGTTTCTTGCATACACTGCATTGGCTTTAAGTACTGCAGGATCTTGAGTAGATGCCCCATCTTCAGCGAACTTAGATCCAATGTCAAGCACTACAATGTCAGGCTTGTGTGTCTTGATCACTGACTCTGCCCATCGCATGGTCTTACCTGTAGCATCTACAAACTTTATATTATCTTTTATGGGATCATAAAGCCTGTGTGCCTGTGCCTTGTCAGCAGCTATCTGTGTCATGGTCATACCTGTAGCTGCTGTCATGTACCTGCTAGCCACTCGCTCTGGTTTCTCCTCATTGCACAAGACTAGTATACGTGCTTCTTGTGATGCCCATCCATGGGGTGAGGCACATAAGGTACTGTGAAAGCTTGACTTACCCACGTTAGATCTAGCACCGATCACAAACAGCATACCGTTGTCTAAGCCTTGCACTGAATTAAACAATGAAGGTATGTTGAATCTCCACTTGGTATTGCTAGCTGCCTTTTGTAACAGGTTATCAATGCTATTGTCTACGTAATTAACTCTTATCTGTGGGGTGAAATCATCCTGATAGTTATCAAGGATCTGCCTCAGTGGTTCCATGGTGCTCTGTTCACCATTCACATACTGGAATCCTAGGTTAGCTACCTCCTCACCTACTAGCTGTCTGAACAGGTTACTGATTATTTTCTGTGCTACATCTGCACCCATGGCAGAACTTCCATGTATCTTTTTAAACTCAAGATGCATGGCATGTTTCTGTGCCGTTGTAAGTGTGGGATTCTCGGTGAAGTACAGAGCCTCTAGTTCCTCTGGAGTTATGTCCCGTTGGTACTCTTCCATGGCACTGTCAATGAGTTGTTTTATCTTGCGTAGATCCTTGCTAAAGATCTTGTCGGGACACTTAGCCCCTCGTGTTTCATCGTAGAAATCTTTATCGAGTAGGCTCTTCAGTAAGGCATGTTCCATCTTTACTCTCAATCAATGAGTGGACACGTTGCATGTCCTGGGGTTGGCGATATTTCAAGTCATCATACAGCTTCAATGCATATGCGTCAATGCCATGTGACTTGAGTTCTCTGGTGTATGCAACAGTCTTAGCCATTGCATCGGGGTCAAGTGCCACTATGACACGTGAGTAACCTTGTAGTTGCTCAATGTGTTCCCTAAGTAAGGCTGTCCCCATGATAGCGAATCCTGTGCATTGAAAGTGCAATGCTTGGGTAGCTGAAACACAGTCTTCAACGAGGATAATTGTAGAACTTTCCCCGCAAGTGTACGCTCTGCGAGAATTGCCATACCTTTTCCACTTCGGGGTACGGCGAACAGATGGTGCATTAAAGATCCTTCCACCCCCCTCTGGGGAATAATGTCTTCCGACAGCATCAACCATCTTACCTCTGTCCATGACTGTAAATACAATTCGACTATCTCGGATATCGAAGCGTAGTTCCACGGTGTCGGGGATACAGTTCTGCCTACGAAATGTTTGAATGTGTTCATGGTCTTTAACGATCCATTCAGGTAGTACAAAGGGTATATCTTCTTTATCTTTACTGCCATGTATAAGTTTACGTATATCTTCTACACGTAAACCTACACCTAACTTACCTCTCAATGTACAGCTATTAGCATAACAATTCCATACAAGTGTACCGTTATCATTAGTAACTGTAAATGTATTCTTTCTACTACACACTGGACATGTACTTCTATATGTTTGACCTATGTATAAATCTAAATTAGATACATAGTCTTTTATATTAATCATTTAAATGTACACTGTCCGTGTTGGTGAAGCGAAGCTTAGCAGCATTTTTAGCACTTGTCAAAGTGTTCTTCATGTAAGGGGTTACTGAACCAGGACTTACATGTCCTGTCACTGACATGATTTGTGGTAACGAAACACCTGCATCGACCATCTCCATCGTGCCTGTCCTTCTCATATCCATAATCTGTAGCTCTTCAGGTAACCCTGCCTTACGTATCACTTTCCTTGCCACGAGTGCCAATTGAAACTTATCGTAAGGCTTGTTAAAGATCCTATTGCTATGGCACTGAGGAGCTACATAATCTGTGCCTACTTCCTGCTTCTGCTGCACTAACATCTCATGTAACTCCTCCGTTGTAGGTAACTCTACCCTAGCCCTACGCTTTGACTGCTCAAGTGATAGTACTTTAGTATCAAAATTGTAGTTAGTCCACTTAAGATTGGACATATCCCCAAGTCTCTGACACCACTCGTATGCCATCTGAACTATCAATCCCACAGAACGGGTATTAAACGAGCTATAAGCCACGTTTAGGAAGCGGGTGATATCCTCCCTAGTCCAGACTACTTTGCGTGGCTTGTGGGGCCTTCTAAGTACCTTGCTGAAGGGATTTATCTCACAGTATCCCAGACGTATGGCATGATTGAATACTACAGAGGCAGCTGACATGGTGTGATTAGCAAAAGGTACACCTCTCTCAGCCCAAGTGTTGTATGCACGTTGGGCTAAGGGTGTAGTAAGTGTTTGTAGGTACATAACCTCTACCTTCCTGCCCATGAGAGGTGTCTGTAAGAAAGTGTTAAGACAGTACCGATAATCTTTCTGTGCTTGTGGAGAGAGTGATCGGTACTCAAGTGACTTGTAGTACTGCTCTACTGCATCAGCTATCCGTGTTCGTTTGGCTTGCCTCATGTGATTGCCTACCCCAATTGTTGAATACAGTTGATAGGAACTTCATACGTTCTTTCTTAGACTCAGGCTGCGTAATGACAGCTTCTTCGGGTACATAGTCGGGCACTGTCCATGCCCACTTAGTACCTACCTTAACTGCAATGACCATGTTTTGCTTACGCATGTACTGTAATACAGCTACTACACGGGCATGTGGTACTTTAAACTTCTTTTGTAGATCGATAGCAGTTAATGGTGTGGCAGTTACAGCTTGTATGATTTGAGTGTGGTTCATCCTTCACCCCTTCCGTACTCGGCTTCGCCCCTTGCTCGTATGGCGGCGGCGCATCTCTCAATCGTTGGCAGATGCGTCAATGCTTCTGAATCTTTTGGCAAAGGAATATCCTCACACACCTTCGCACACGCCTCACGCTCTTGTGCAATCGCCTTGTTCCAGATAGCAAGTGCCAGGGCTGTATAAACATTCTGCGGGCCTTTAGCGCATAACTCCATGTCGAGATGGGTGACGTTTAAGTCTTTGTCAACTCGTGCCCATTCGGTTGTTGGATGAGCGAACACATGCGCTTCTGGTTCTTGATTGCTCATTATGAAACGTATACGCTCAACAGGCTCACCCATCACCAGCGGCGCAGACGCATCCGGTGGAGTGCCGATACCCACATTCCCGTCAGCGTGGTAGGTAAGATCAACCCGCTGCCACTCAACCACTTCCTGCCCGTCTTTAATTGCCTTAATCATTTTGATTTCCCCTGCGAATGGATATATGTTCATATGTTTCCCCTTGCTCGTATGGCAACAAGTAGATCATCTGTGCAGCACACCCCATCGCTATCTGAGTTGTCGTTCACGATGGCTATCACGGCCTCACGCTCGTTTCTTATGCGCTCTTCAATTTGCCACTCAAGCTCTTTCAGCAAGTCCTCCACGGTGTCGCCGTGGCCGGTTGCGTAGCCTTGTCGCATCATCCATGCGGCAACTTTTTCACGCTCGGCAGCAGCAATGAGGGCAGCGAAGCGTGTTACAGAACTTAATGGCTTTTCGTCAGATCCGTAAGCTAATCCAGCCTCCCTAGCCATGCGGATGATGTCTTCTCTGTTCATCCTTCACCTCTTAATATATCTGCAGCTTTCTTCATGCCATACTTCTCCAATACATTGATGCAATTAGTTAGCCTATCTTCACTAGCTTCATAGGCAATTGCTTCAGCAAAATCTACAAGGGATTTATTGGCATAGATAGATCCCACATGGGTGTACCTAGCGATACGAACGAAGTCATCTGTGTTCATATTAACTCCTCACTCCAAGTGAAAGACACTAGCAATAGCCTCTGCACATGCCAGTGCTACCTCTACATGCTCTTTCTGTGTACCATTCTTAGTGCGTAGGTCTAGGTAATGTAACCAACTACGCAATGTACCGTTCATATACATCCTAGATTCCATCATGCCTTCGGGTAACACAGACCTTGCAACTTCCTTAGCTAACCCATGCTTGATAGCCCAGTTGTAGGCATCCAATGCTGCATGTTTCACTGCGAGTTGGTGGTACTCCCAGACTTCTTGCAATCTTTTGTCATTAGTTTCAATAGAATTCTGTCGGTTAGATTTGTCTTGTAGCCTTGCTTCTCTAAGTACAAATGCGAGTTCTTTAGTTGGGTCAGCATATCGTTGGCTAAACTCTTGGAAGCTAAAGGATCTATGTCTGAGGATCTGCCTTGCAATGTCTCTGGTGGTAGTGATTTCGAGGCAGAGGTTGACCATCTCGAAGGGTGACCAGTGCTTGTGTTCAATGAGGTACTCCAGTAGTTTGTCTGCAGTTTTGCTATTGAATTGATTGGATGGATTCGAGACACGAGCGCAGTACGCAACCAATTCTTTAATCGTTTGGGGATGTCCTGTATAAACGCCATCGTCATCTACAAATGCTCCAGTGTTTACGTATGTATATGAAATCAATTTAACCTTCACGGTATACCTCTAGCCTTTCTTGTTGCAGCTGTGTTAGTTTGGAATACTTCTCTTTCCTGCGGTTAGCTTCCTTGACTACGATGGCATCAGGTTCAATGCCTACCTTCTCTACAAATGCAGGTGTCTGTGGGTTATGCTCTTCAATCCTGTACACATGCCCTTGTATGTAGTCCTCTAGGATCATGCCCATATCCATCAATTCATCATATCGATAGGCATGATAGGGCAGTGTCTCATTAAGTGAAGAAGCGTAGTAGCAAAGCATGGTACGGTAGGATAGCTCAGGTGTTTGTGTATCAGACACCTTGAATGTAGCTACCCCATACTTACCACCACGTTCAGCTACTTCATCTTCCGCTAGTGCCATA